CTCGGCGTGCCCTTCGGCATCCGGCGCCATCCCTACGACACCAAGCGCATGCGCCAGGACATCGACGCGATCTACTACCAGACCGAGAAGGTCGTGTCCTCCGAGTTGTGCTTCGTGGTGGACAGCGTCATCTAATCCGAGGCGCACCCCCGCGCTCCCTCCCTGCGCCAAAGGATACGGCGAGCAGCGATGCTCGCCGTTTCTTTTACGCACGGGAGAACATGGTAAAGGGCAGCGCGTCGCCCTGTAGCTTTTAACGACGCGCGCAACCAAGAGGGACTGATAGAATGGCCGACGCACTCCAACCCCTGAACGACGCAATCGCGCAGCTTAAGGCTGACGTGGCTGCGGAGGTCGCCGCGGTGCATGCACGCATCGTCGCGATTATCGCCGCCGCCACTGGCAGCGGCGTCCAGGTCGATCCGGTAGAACTCCAGAGCGCCGTTGACGCTCTTGGCGCCCTGCACTCGACCCTGACCGCTGACACCGCAGCGCTGCCGGCAGCGACCGCCTAAAAAGTGGAAAGTCCCCCTCTTTCTGTGCTAGGAAGCACGCTAAGAGGGGGACATCCATGAAGATCATTTTTGCGTGCGGGGCCATGAGCTTTGGCCCCGAAACACCGACTTTGCGCAGCCTCGGTGGAAGCGAGACCGCCGCACTCATGCTGGCTAAGGCGTTCGCCGCCCGGGGCCACGAAGTCACAATGTTCTGCAATCTGCCTCCCAAGGAGGAGCCTGATTACTTCCCCACCGGCACGCAGCACTCGGATGGCGTCCGCTACGCCTCTCTCTCCAATTACGCGAGCTTCGTCACCGTCAATCCGCACGACGCCCTGATCGTCCTGCGCGACCCGAAGATGATCGCCATTCCTGCGCTCGCCTCCAAGAAAATTCTCTGGATGCATGACATCGCCACGAAGCGCGGCTACCAGCGTGCGCTGGGGCAGATGGCATTCACCTTCGACGAGGCGTGGGCCGTCAGCGAGTGGCACAAGCACCAGATTTGCGAGACCACGGGCTACCCGGAGGATCGCGTAGTCGCCTTGCGGAACGGCATCGTGCCGCACGACGGCGTCATCAACACCGGGCCGGTTCACGGACAAATTCTCTATGCCGCGCGGCCTGAACGCGGGCTGGAAAACCTGATCCGCCCCGGTGGCATCATGGAACATCTGCCCGAGTTCAAGCTCAAGGTGGCGATGTACGAGCACTTCCCCGAGGACATGCGCGCCTACTACGAGCGCATCTTCAAGTGGATGAAGGCTCTCCCGAACGTCGAGTTCGTCGGCGGCAAGCCGAATGCCGAACTGCGGCAGATGATCGCCGACAGTCAAGCCTACATCTACCCGACGCAATTCGAGGAAACCTCCTGCATCCTGGCCCGTGAGTGCATCGAGCAGGGGACGCCGTTCGTTACTACGGCTGTAGGTGCGCTGCCCGAGACGCTTGGCGATAGCGGCATCTACTTCGAGGAATGGTTGTTCGCCAACGGCATCCAAGAGCCGGAACGCGGCAGCGACGGCTGGTGCAAGCTGTTCGCGCAGTTCTTCCGCGATACGCTGAACAGCGACAACATGCTGGAGCGCGCCAGCGGCGAAATGTCCGCGCGCAACGACCTCTACTGGGAGGGCGTTGCGGCGATGGCGGAGCCGCACCTGTTCCCCAACAGGGCCACGAACTTCTCGCGCATCTGGTCCCTCCTGCGCGACGGCGACGCCGTGCCGGCGATCGCCTTCCGCGACGCGCTCGGCGCGCACGCCTCGGAGGAAGTCAAGCTGCTCGACGAGGAACTGGGCCTCTACCGCCGCATGGCAACGATGGACCTCGGCGCTTACTACGACGACCTCTATCTCAACAAGGTCGGCCAGGAAAACTGCGAGCTTTTCTATTCTTCCGAACTTTACGGTTCGCGCATGCAGACGATCAAGGAGGAACTCAAGTCCCTGCCTCCCGGCGCCAAGGTATTCGAGTACGGCTGCGGCCCGGGTCACGTAATCGCCCCACTCGCGGAAGCCTACCCGCATCTGGCTTTCGTTGGCTTCGACTTCTCGAAGCCCGCAGTTGATTGCGTCACCAAGGGCGCTGCTGCGACAGGACACAAGAACGTCTTGGCAACGACGAACCTCGCGGACGTGCCGCTCGGCGAGTTCGACGCCGTCATCTGTACTGAGGTCCTCGAACACGTCTTCGCGCCATGGGAACTGCTCCAACAGGTCGAGAGCTATGCCAAGCCCGGTGGCCGCGTCATCCTGACGACGCCGTTCGGCGCCTGGGAGCCCGGCACCTATGACAACAAAGGCCGCTGGAAGGAACGCGCGCATCTCTGGTGCATCGACCGCGACATGTTCAAGAAAATGGTCGGCGACAAGCCGAACGAGTTCTTTGGCCTGCTGGTCCTGACACAGGATCAGGACATGCGCCCGCGCGGCAACCACCTGTTCTTCTACGATGCCGATCACGCGCCGATCAAGCCGGTTGCCGCGCTCCAGAAAGCCCTCTCTCACCACCCGCGCCACACTTGCATGGCCGGGATCATCGCCTACAACAACGAAGACACCATTGTGAAGATGCTCAACAGCATCGAGCATCAGGCTCAGTTCGTGCAGATCGCGCACGGCCCGTCATCCGACCGCACGGCGGAAATTATTCGCCAGTGGGCGCATGATCACCCGTGGACGCGCGTTCGCGTGATCGACGTGCCCAAGATCGAGGCCGGGAAGTTCGGCTTTGACGACGCCCGTAACGCGAGCGCTGCGAACTCGCAGGAGTTCGAGTGGTTCCTGTGGATCGACACGGACGAGTATTTGTCCGGCGACTTCCGCCCGTACTTGCGGGACAGTGCGATGGACGGCTACCTGATCGCGCAACACCACTTCACCTGTGAGCCCCGCGGCGAACGCCCGCAGGTCGATATGCCGGCCCGGCTGTTCAGGACGAACCGGGGTTTCAAGGCCTACGGTAAGGTCCATGAACATTTCGAGGTCGTGATGGGCGGTCCCGGGCGCTGCATGCTGCTCCCTGATGTGGACATCGGGCACACAGGCTACGTGAACGAGGCGACCCGTAAGGGCCGCTTCTTCCGTAACTATCCCCTGCTTGAATGGGACCATGAGGCGGAAAAGCCCCGCAAACTCCACCACTTCCTGTGGCTGCGCGACATCGTCCACCGGATGCGGTTCGACGAGGAAAACAGGGTAAAACTGGCACGCGAGGCCGTTCAGTATTACAATGAGCATCGCGAAGACATGGGCGCTTTCGGCCCGGGGCTTTTTCAGTCGTTGGAATACGTCGGCGAGGCGCGCGGCGTCCTCGGCGAGGGCGTCCCGGTCCAGATCGCGATTAAGCTGGACGACAAGAACACGTCGTTTCAGGGGCGCTTCAACAAACCCGAGGAAGCAGAGTTCGTTCTGCGCCAAATCCTCGAAGGCGAATTTAAGGATAGGACGAGCAGGTACTACTGATGGCTTACGCAGGCTACGCCGACGTCTTCAATCGGTATCTCCCGATTACGACCATGGTCGGTTCCGACATCACGCAGGTCACGACCTTCGGCGTGAGCAGCATCTACTGCCTCGATGCCGAGAGCTATGTGAACGCATACCTGCGCGGTCGTTATGCGATCCCGCTGGCGCCCGAGCCGATCATCACGCAGATCACGGCGGACATCGCGATCTACCGGCTGCTGGAGGAACGCGCGCCGCGCGTGCCCGACATTGCCCTGACCCGCTGGCTCAACGCCAACTCGATCCTGTGTATGCTGCGCGACGGCTACATGCTCCTGGACCCGAACAGCCAGACCATCATCACGACGGGCGGCGACCAGGAGGTCTGGTCCACCAACCTGGAGCAGGCCGGCCCCGTGTTTACTCCGGTCGAGACGTTCAGTCAGTGGATCGGGAATAATACATGGTGTAACTCTCCGTGAGCGGCTTCACCTTCCGGCTCGTCGGGCTCGACCGCGTTCAGCGCGCGGTCCAGGCCCTCGACATGCAGAAGGAGTTGCCGAACCTCATGCGCTCGCTTTCTGCGGCGCTGTCACGGGATGTCAAGGACCGGATCAAGACCCAAGACGACGGTCGTTGGGACCCGCTGTCAAAGTGGGGACAGGCGAAGACAGGGCAGTCCAAGGCCCTGCTCGGCACGGAGCAATACATCCACGCCCGCTCCGACAAGGATACCATCAGGATCACGGGAGACGCGCCGGGCTGGAGCTTCGACGACCATAACAAGGGCTTCACGAACCAGCTTGTCGGCCCTGGCGACGAGACGAGCGGTCAGCACGTCGTCCTGCGGCTCAAGAGCCCGGAGGCGCTCGGCCTGAAAAGCTCCCGCAGCATCTTCATGTTCGTGCCCAAGCCGCCGCCCGGCAAGACCCCTGCACGCAAGATTTGGCCGACCCGCGCCGAGGCGACCGAGACAATGACCCCGATAGCAGAGCGCTGGATGGAGAGGCTTTTGGCGAAGGTTCAAAATGTCTAATTTCGTTGACTACAAGCAATCCCTGATCGACCTCCAGACCGCGATCCAGGCGGCGAGCCTCGGCTTCGCGACGGTGTGGAAGAACGCGGACGACCGCGACTACACCTTCGAGAACATGCCGATGCTCGACCTGCGGTTTAAAGAGGCGCGGCCTCAAGCACTTGCGGCAGGCCAGTATTACGTGGAGGTAGACGTCGAAGCCGAGATAGCGACGTTTGACATGACTGGTCGCGATAAATGCGCTACAATACGGGATAATTTGACAAATGCGCTCCAGCAATGGGTCAGGACCCACCCCAAATTCGGGGCGTCCATCGATACCACGCTGCTCGGCAAGGTTGTCTTCGACATCGGCGAGACCAAGGCTCAAGGCCCCTTTGTGGCGGCTGCCTTGGTCTATTTCACGTTCCTCCAATACGCAGGATAGGTGACAAATGGCAAGTGGTAACGGCGGTCAATTCGCCTTCGCAAAGATCGGATCGCTCTACCGTGACGTCAACACCGTCAACCTGTGGGGCAACTTCGTCTCCGAGACGCTCGAACACAAGTTCGACGAGGTCAAGGAAATGTCGATCAGCGGGCGTCGCGACGAGCCGAACACCTATCAGGGTGTGAACCACGGTGCCGGCGACGTCGTCATGCAGCCGCATCCGAACGTCATTGGTACGTTCTTCAAGGCGTGGTACGGCACCTATGTCGCCTCGACGATCACTGGCGCGACCAGCGGCGGCGCGAACAGCGGCAACCTCGCTGGCGCTCCCCAGAATTGGCACAAGTTCACCCCGAACCAGTCGCCGTTCAGCGCGTTCACCTACCTCGAACCCTACAACTTTATGATCTACCGCGACGTCGGCAGCGCGTGGTTGTACAAGCAGTCCATCGTGCCGCAGTTGAAGATGGAAGTTCAGGCTGGCCAGCTTGTGAAGATGACCGCCTCTATCATGGCGCGGCAGGTCGATCTTATCCAGCGCACGGCAGGCATTCAGTCCATGGTCTCCAGCGGCGGCAGGCCGTGGCTATGGGACGCGGCCAGCGTCGAACTTTCGACCGACACCACGACCGCGAACCTCGCGGCGCGCACCGACTTCGAGAGCCTGACCTTCACGTTCGACCTGCCCTGCACGGGCGTCTCGTTCCTCGACGGCGGCAAGAAGTACGGCGAGTTCAGCCCGACCGACTTCCGCAAGCTGACCGTGGACGGCACGATGTCGTTCCGCGACCAGACGGCCTATCAGGCGTTTGTCAACTACAACGCGCTGCGCCTGCGCATGACGATGCTGAACGTCAACAGCTATCTGTTGCTCGGCAACCCGTCGAGCGCGGACGCGACCCAGTTCCTCGGCTACTTCGGCATGCGTATCATCCTGCCGCAGATGAAGTTCATCCAGTGGTCCGCGCCGATCACCGGCCCGAACCGGATCACCGCCAAGTTCCAGGCCCGCGCGGAATACAGCGAGGCGGAAGGCATTTCCAGTCAGGTCGAGTTGCTCGCGACGGCCAACAGCGCGGATTACACGTCGGTTTACTAAGGGGGAGCTATGAAATCGGGATTTTCGCTGACCAAGCGGTTCGTGCCGACTTGGAACGGCAACATTGACGCGAACGCCGCTGACCAGTTGGTCGCGGTGTTCAATATGCCAACGATCAAGGACCTGTTCGACATCATCGACGTTTTGCAGACCAACGGCCTGACAGACAGCGACATCAAGGGCAAGCTGGAGCAGAATGCCAAAGTGGCGAACGAGGCCGGCACCTATCTGCCGAAGTACGTTCAGTTGCAGAACGCCGAGGACTTCACGATCGAAGACGTCGTGAAATATCCTCCGTACTTCGCACTCGCTGTTGAACTCCTGTTCGCGCTGATCGCTTACGCTCAGCCGGGTGAGGGTGACGCAAAAAACTCGAACGGGCTGCCCGCTTAGCGAGCAGCCCTGACGCCATCGCAGGACTGAGGACTGAGCAGCGCTCCGTCCACTACTACCTGAGTTGGTTCAGCCGGGTATACCGTCCGTCCGATAGTGGATGGACCGTCGCCCAAACCCCCGACGGCCAGCCGATCACCGAGCAGGACGCCTACTTCTGGTTGGCGCTCGAAATCGTTGCGCGTCAACTCAATGAAATGCGCGCGCTCGAAATGGCTCAGATGAACAAGGGGCATTGATGGACCTCGGTATAATCGTTAAACTCATAGACGAGGCCACGGCCCCTCTCAAGGGACTGGAGGGCGCGCTCGACAGCATGGGCCAGCACGCCAGGACGGCTGGAGACAACTCGCAGGCCCTCCACAATAGCCTCAAGGCTATCGACATCGTCCTGGCCGGCATCATCATCGAGAAGGCGATCGAACTCGGCAACGCTTTTATCGACCTTGCTTCGGCCTCGGAGAATGCCGACGCGCGGCTGATGGCGTGGGCTGGCAGCGCTGGCGATGCCACGAAGGTCTTGCAAACCCTCAACGATACCGTTGGGGCTGCCGGGGTCAAGCTCGAAACGATGTCGAACTCCTATGTTCGGCTCCGCTCGGCCGGCTTGGATAGTAACGACGCCGTCAAGACTATTCAAAGTTTGGTCAACGGCATGGCTGCGGTCGGCGGCGGCGACCTCGATCAGCGCCTCAACAACGCCACTGAAGCGTTCGCGCGCTTCACGAGCAAGGGCGTTTCTTCCACCCGCGAACTGAACTCCATCCTGAGTGACACAGGCCTGACGGTTGCTGAGCTTGCGGGCGGCAGTCAGAAGGTCACGGCCTTCATGGACAGCCTCAAGGACAAGACGCTCGGCGCGCAGGTCCTCATTGATGCATTTAATCGCGCGGCAAAGGAAAAATTCGGCGACTTCGCCTCCCTCCTGAACAACACCGTCAGCGGCGCGCTCTCGAAGTTCAAGAACGATATGTCACTCGCGTTCGCGGCCAACGCCGAGGTCCCCGGAGGCATCAACAATCAGCTTACCGCTTTCATCCAGAACCTCGACAAGGCGGTCACCGACCTTATCAACACGCACGCGTCCGAGTGGGCGAACGAGTTCGTCACGGCGCTCCACGATGCTGCGCCATTCCTCGCGCAACTCGGTACAGGCATCGTCAATCTTGGACAAGCACTCCTGGCTGTAGGCATGCTCGGCTTCCAGTTGCTTTCGATCCTGCCACAGGGCGCGACGGAGTACGGCATTATCGGATATTTCCTGCTCGGCAAAGCGGGGCTGCTGGTTGGCGCTGCCGTCGGCGTTGTGGACCAAGTCATGCGTACCGCGCTGATCGACGCGCAGGAACTCGCGGGCGTGTCTGACAGCAGGCGCGCCGCTTTGGAGGCGGAGCGCAACAAGTCGTCGCTCGACGACATGCTGCAAGACATCGCCAAGTTCCGCGCCCAGATCAATCCGCAGGACAGCGGCAACTGGTTGACGAAGCTGTTCGGAACCAAGGAACAGTTGGACGCCATCGCTGCGGGCTTCAAGAAGATTGGCGAAGAAAGCCTTAAAGCGGTCAAGACCCCGCTGCCCGAGAACACCGCACTGGACGCGATCAACGCGAAGCTCCGCACGGAAATCGGCGAGACCCTGCAACAGGTCAGCGGGCAGGTGCGCCAAGCCGAAATGAAGAACGCGGGCGACGAACTCGGCGCCGCGATGCAGGGCGCCGTGGACAAGACGCTCGCGTGGAATAAGCAGCTTGATATTCTTAAGGACAAGGTCGATCACTCCAAGCTCAGCCATCAGACAATCGCGACCGCGGACCAGTTGATCCTCGGGCTGCAAGAACGGATCAATCGCGAACTCCAAAACGCCCGGCAATACGAACTCGACATCTACAACTACAAGGAAATGCAACTCGGCATCGAGACCGCGATCGACACGCTCAAGAGCCAAGAAGAAAGCCGCCAACTGAGGCTGGCGACTGCCCAGTTGCGCGACCCGGGCGTCGCCTTCGGGCAGGGGCTCTCCGGCATCCAAGTGCAGGAGGAAGTGACCCAGAAACAGGCGCAGCTTGCGCAGCAGGTCCTCCAGTATCAGGACAAGATTGCGGCTCTGGAAAAGTTGCAAAGGTCTGACGCGGGTAACGCCACGCTCTACGCCCGGCAGATCACCGACGTCAAGCGCCTCCAGGCGGCGACGGAGGACTACGCAAAGACGCTCTCGGCGACGACCCTGCTGCAACAGAAGATGCTGAACCAGTTGGCGACGACGCTTGAAAGCGACGTTAGCAATGGGATCAGCGGGCTTATCAAAGGCACGATGACCTTGGGCGACGTCGCGCGCAGCGTCTTCGGCGACATGATCGACCTCGCGGTGAAATGGCTGATCCAGCTTGCCGAAATCCAAATCTTCGGTGAAGCGGCGAATGCCGCGGCGGTCGCCACGGCGACGCCCACGGCGCTCGCTCTCGCCGCGCTGTGGTCGCCCGCCGCCATGGCCGCGTCAATCGCCACCCTCGGCACGGCGGACGCCACGGGCGCTGCGGCATACGAGGCCGCGATGTCAATGTCGCTGATCCCGCACGCGGACGGCGGCGTGCCGGGCCTGTCGGGCTTCTCGAACTCCGTCGTCACCGGGCCGACCGTGTTCGGTCTCATGGGCGAGGCCGGCACCGAAGCGGTGATGCCCCTGAAGCGTATCAACGGCAAGCTCGGCGTCTCCACCGACGGCATGGGAGGCGACAGCCACTTCCATTTCCACAGCGTCGATCCCGAGAGCAACGTCAAGTTCTTCATGTCGAACATGCATATCATCCAGGGCGGCTTGGCGCAGCGCAACCGTCTGAACAGGGGCAAAACGCAATGAGCCTGCCGATCTTCCCCGTCTCCCCGGTCCCCGCCGCGCTCGACCGGACGTACAACTGGAACGAGAACGTGGTCTGGTACGACAGCGGCGACGCGCAGGGAGACAGCGCCTATTCGCGCCCGCTCTACCAGTACAACATGCCGCTTACCTACTACAACGAAATCACGCAGTCCTCGCTCTGGTACTTCTTCAATGGCCAAGGCGGACGCAAGGGGCAGACGAAGCCCTTCCTGATGAAGGACCCCTACGACTACAAGGTGTTCAGCGCGCTGGCCGTGGCCAGCGGCGTGAGCGCCGGCACGCTCTTTCTCTACGATGTCAACAGCTACCGGATACGCGCGGACACCGTGACGATCGGCTCCCTGTTCTCCGTGCTGAGCGGTTACGTCAAGCTCGGGACGAATTACAATTACGACCAGGACACCGGCACGCTGACGATCACGACCAAGGCCAGCACGGACACGTGGAGCGTGCGGTCCGCCGAGTATTTTCGCAAGTGTCGCCTGTCCACCCAGTTCAAGGAGACGGCGGCCATCTGGAACAACTTCAACGCCACGTTGACCGTCAATGAGGTCGTCTAACTCTGCCTTCCTCGCGCGTCTCCAGCAGGACGATGTCTTCCTGACGGAGGTCGTTGACGTCGAGTTTCAGAACGGCCTGTCGTACCACTGGCACACGGGCAACGATCCACTGACGCGCACGCGGTCGGGCGTACCGACCGCGTACCAAACCTTCCCCGGCAGCGGCGGCATGCCAGACGAGCAGCTTGCCCTCGGTGTCTCGAACGCGAACTTCACGCTCGCCAACAGCGGCTCCGACCTCCAGGCTATGCTGCTGAGCAACGACTTCGCGCTGGCCAAGCTCTACATGGGTTGGGTGTTCGTGGACACCCCCGACCTCGGCTACATGAGCTTTTTCACCGGCAAGGTTGGAGATTTCACGTGGGACCGCCTCCAGATCACGGGGCAGACGCGCAATATCTGGAAGTCTCTGAGCATCCAGTGGCCCTATTACACCTATCAGGACAACTGCGCGTGGCGCTTCGGCAGTGCGGGATGTGGCGTGAATGCGACGAGCCTCGCGGTCAATATCTCGTCTATCGTGGTCAACAGCAGTACGGCTGCCGTCGTCCTGTGCGCCAGCGGCACGCTCAGCCAGAGCTACGCCAACGGGTCTTTCATGTTCGGGCGCGTGCAGGCGACCACGGGCGCGAACTCCGGGCTCCTGCGCGCTGTGCTCGATCACACGGGCGACCAGCTTACCTTCTCGCATCCATTCGCCTACACGGTGCAAAGCGGCGACCAGTACACGATCCAGCCGGGCTGCCGCAAGCGCCTCGTCCAGGATTGCAATTCGCGCTTCAACAATACGCTGAACAACCAGTCCTTCCCTGCCATCCCGAAACCCACAGATGCGTACTGATTGGATAGACTATGTTGACACGGAGGCACGTTCTTGGCTTAACACCCCCTACGTCGCGGGCGCCCACGTCAAGGGCGTCGGCGCCGACTGCGGCGGCATCATCTACGAGATTTTCAATCCGGTCTGCGGGCCGTTTGATCCTTACCCGCATTATCCGCCTGATTGGGGCGTTCACGGCGGTCCCGAGAGGTATCTGGATTTCATCATGCCACACGTGCGCGAACTGGCTGCGCCTCTACCGGGATGCATTAGCATGTTTCATATTGGTGTGCATTATGCTCACGCTGCTATCCTTCTCAAGGACGGCAATTACATCCATGCATGGGGACGCACGCGCAACGGACGCGTGTGTCTCGATCCCCCGCGCCTGTTGAACTACATGGCGAAACAGCACAGCAACGGCTTCGCGCCGAAGCATTTCTATCCGAAGGACGCGTAATGGCTGGCCCTTGGCTTCTCCCCGCCGCCCTGCTCGGCGTTGGCATCATCGGTCTGTGGCTCGTCGGCGGCAAGAAGTCCGCGACCGCCACGCCCGACAGCATGCCGCAACTGAACACGTCGCTGCGCGGCACCACGGTCCCCGTGTCCTTCGGCACGGTTAAGGTCACGCCGCAGGTCACGTGGACGAACAACTATAATCCCGTCCGCAACCCGGGCGGCGGCAAGAAGGGCGGCGCGAAGGGCGGCGGCAGTGGAGGCATGGGCGCCGGCAAAGGCGCGAGCGCCGGGACCGGCCAGTACGAATACTTCTGGGATATGTGCTTTGACTTTGGCATCGTCGATCTTCCCTGCTCCATCCGGCGCATGTGGGTCGGCGGCGATCTTGTCGATCAGCGGGTCACATCGGCGATCACGCAGGGCCAGTCGGATAGCTTCCTGTCCAGCTTTCCGGTTTCGCTCGCCATTGACCCCGGTAAGCAGATCGCCGAACTCCAGTACACGCAGGCGTTTCTCGCTCCCGGCTACAACACCGGGGACGTGAACCTCTCCAGTTGGGCATTCAAGAACTCCGTCACTGGTGTCACGCAGGGGTGGCCGTCGCACTTCTGGCTCGGCTTCGAGCAGCTTGACCTCGGCGCGTCTCCGTCCGTGCCTCAGCTTAACGTGGAACTGGTCCCGTTGGCGGCAGAGAACAACTACGCTGTCAGCGGAGGCTATAAGAGCAGCAATGGCGGCGGCTACGGGGAGAACATGACGTCCCCGTATGTGACAGACGACAACGGGAACAACTACTCCGCCAGCTATGCCGGGAGTGGCATTACCGTCACCAATATCGCCACGGGCTCGACCCACACCTTCTCCTTGGCCCAGATGTATACCGACACAAACGCCGATTTGGGAATGCCCGGAAATGTCGGGACGACCATCGTCAACGGCCTCGGTGGGAAGTATTTCGCGTGCATGCAATGGGACAACGGCAACATCGGCCTTTATCTCGCAATCTATCAGGTAAACACGGACGGCACGACGACCTATATTCACGCCGTCTCTTATACAGGGATGACATCACATCAGGCCGAGCCCATCAGCCAGATCGCTGTAGGGTTCAACCCGAACACACTGGAAATTATGCTCGCCTATGAGGATTTCGACGGCAACGGGATCGACGTTCTGGTTTGCGAACCATTGGCAACGATGATCGCGACCCCTGGGCCGAGGGTCGCGGGTTCGCGCTGGCAGCAGGTACTCACAGCAACGAACGCCTTTCTGCTCCTGGTCGGCTCCGATGCCTATAGTCAGAACTATGTGAATTGGGTCGGAACGAAGCTGTATGTATGCCTGAATACGTCCGTCACCCAGAATTACCCGCTCCCGGGAGCGCTTTACAATGCTTATTACGCAGGGATCATAGCGGCTCACCCCAATGGATGCCTGCTGGAGTTCGATATTACTAGCACCGGCGCGGGATCATTTACATACGTGGCGAATGGCGTCGTCACGGACTTTGGTTTCCCTTTCGCCGATGAGAGCAAGAACAAGGCCGGCGCGACGACAACCGGAGGCCATGACGCTTGGCTCGGCCCCTATGCACAATTCGATCCCGTGACCTATCAGGTCAACCAGGTCTTCTTTGCTCGGCCCTACAGCGACGCCACGTATACCGTCGCGATCAAGGTGTTTAACCCGACGCTCTTGGGCGGCTACACGCTAGACGGCACAATTCAGGGCGCCGTTGCGACCAATGATACATGGATGTCCGGCAACATCGTCAACCCGACGCCGCGCTATTTGCAAGGCAATATATGGATCGAGCTGACGCCGGATAACCTTTCCACAGGAGGTTCAGCGCATCCTCCTTCGGGAGGCGGCGACATCAACTGTCAGTTCGCGTCCCTGACGCCGGCGGCGCTCGACGTCACTCCCGCTTACATGATCTATCGCATCCTGACGAGCCCGTTCTACGGCTTTGCCACAAGCGCGCTCTACGGCTTCACGGTCACGACCGACAGGATAGATCAGGTCTCGTATCAGATCGCACACCAGTATTGCCTCGACCAGGGCATCGTGATGAGCGTCTGCTATTCCAACCAGGACAGCCTGCTCTCGATCCTGAACGAGCTTCTGGAGTGGTACAGCGGCTTCCTTACCAACAATGATGGCATGATCCAGTTCGGTGTCGTGACCGGCTCCTACCTCACGCCGCCACGGACGATTGACAACTCGCACCTTGTCGCCCAGAGCGGCAAGCCGCCCGTCACCTGCACAAAGGGCTCGATAGATGACGTCTACAACACGATCCAGTTGAACTATCTGGACCGCGAACTGGCCTACGCGCCCAATCAGGTGCAGGTCGAGGACCCGGTGGACGCCGACATCAACGGCCCGCGCGTTAAGACCTATCAGGCCAAGTACGTCATGGCCGGCAGCCTCGCTGCGATGCTCGCGACTCGCGCGCTGTGGGGCAACCTCTATGCCAAGGATCAGTACGCCTTCACCCTCGGCTGGAAGGACGCAGACCTCACCATCGGCGACCCGATTACGCTGGTGGACAGCTTCGATCCCCTGCTCTCGAACGGCGTGATCGCCCGCATTATTTCGATGCGCCCGGGCGATGCCCGCGGCAAGTTTGACGTCAACGCGGTACGCGAGCAGACCTATATCATCCAGGCCAGTGGCTTCTACGCGCGCACGTCGAGCATGGGGTCCGGCGTCAGCGTCGTTGTGGACACGCCGACCGCGCCCGTGTTCCAGACCGAGTACGAGCTTCCGCAGGAGTTCCAGTCCACCAAGGCGTTCGTCTACTTCGGCTATGCGACAAACTTCCGTGCCATGGGCGCGCAGCTTCTTCTCTCGACCGACGGCGTGAACTATCCCGTTGTGCAAGACGTCCAGCCTTTCCCCATCGCGGGGCGCCTCGCGACGGCACTCCCGAACCGCCCGAAGGGCTGGCGCGAGGAAAAGATCGACTTCTACATTTTCCCGTCCGGCTCGTTCAGCGTGGCGACGCCTAGCTACTACCAGAACTTCGCGCTTGACGATGTCACCGACGCGCTCCGCGCCACGGGCGCCGGCGTCTTCATGGTCGGCAGCGAACCTATGGCGGTGCAGGGGCTCACCCTGCTCGGCCAGAACCACTATCGCTCGCAATACGTCTACCGGGGATGGGGCGGTGGCCCTATCTCGGCTCATAACAGCGGTGAGTACTGCATCCACCATGGGCCGGGCGTCATCGCACAGGAAATCCGTATCGACGATATTGGCAAGAATTTCTCCTACAAGATCGTA